CATAAAGTCAATTGAGATGATATTGTACATTTCATCATCAAATAGAATTCTGTAATCTGAAGTATTAATGTTCTTCAGACTATTTTGAAATCTTACAGTAAAAGAAATATCTGACCTGTCTACTTCCATCCCAAGAAAAACTTCTTCGCCTTTACCTTGAAAAGAAATATAGGCTGACGTTTCTAGATAATCCGTCCATACTGATTTATGGTTACCAATTCCATCCACCTCAACATTTTTATTTTGAAAGGTTATTTTTCTATTTAAATCAGATACCTTCATTAGAACTCAGCCTTTCTCATTCCAAATAATAAAGCCCTTAGAGTTAAGTTTAGTTCAGAATAATCTGCCTCTTCTCTATGCTCATAAAGATAAGCAGTCATATAGAGAACAGCTATCTTTCCATTTGGATTTTTAGAAAGTTCTTCTTCACTATTAACCCTGGCTACATCCATGGAGTGTTTGATTGATGATTGGATGAGAGATTCAATTATCTCATCCTCATCATCAAAATCCACCCTTAAATAGGACTTTGCCTCCTCAAGAGTAATCATAATTTACTCCTTAGGCAGTAGCACCGATTTTTAAAAGTTTAACTGCCTCTCTTAAAACTAAGATTCCATCTACTCTTTCTTTACCTAAGAAACCAACCATGCCATTTCCAGCAAATAGTTCCTTTAAGTCTTGGAAAGACCTGTTTCCTCTATCTCCAATCTTGTAATATGAAAAATCGCCAAAGGCTACTGCAAGTTTTCCTTTATCAGCTTTTGGTGCAAAGGCAGATGTATAAGCAGGATATCCTAAAAGTCTATCTGGTTCTCCATCTTTAAGAGATGGTTGCCAAATATATGCACCATTAACATCTTTAAGCTTTCTAATCTGAGCAACTGTTGCATCATTTAAAATGAAGGCTGCTTTCTTTCTATAAGGTCTGTCTAAGGAGTAGACTAAATCAATTAGTTCATCTGCAGTAATTGTTTGAGCCTTTGTTGTACCTCCAAGTTCTCCACCTTTTTTAGAGTCAAAAATTCCTGTAGGCTTATTTACTCCATCGCCATTTAAGAAAGCGTCCTCTTCAGCATTTGCTAGTGCTCTAGTAAATTCTTCAGTAATGTATTTTTCTAAATTAAAGGCTGCATCATATAGAAGTTCTTCAGTTACTTTAATACCAACATGGAGTTTGTGTGCATCTAGAGATACTTGATCGAATGTGCCATCTCCAAAGGTAAGTTGACCACCTTCTTCTACCCATAGGGCTGCTGGCTTTGTAGCTGCAATGTTAATTTTATGAAGTCCAGAAGTTTGAACTTTTGTAGCTAATTTTCTTACAATATTTTCATCTTCAAGACCATTTACAATATCTACTTCCATTTCTTCTGGAACTAAATATCCACCACTTTCATCTGTACCAACTTTTAATTCATTGGAAATATCTCTGAAGTTTGTTCTTAGTGCCTTCATCATAGACTTCTTATAGACATTTCTTGCTCTCATTGGTTTTTCTTCTTCATTAAATGTAGCGGGTTCATTTGTTAGTGCTTGAGTTGTAGGTTTTTCCAAAGATTTATCCATTTCTTCTTCCCTCTTCTTTCTTTCGATTTCACGAGTATAATTCTCGATAGTTCTCTCCATCTCTTCGTATGTCTTGAAGTCTTCATCAGATATTAGGCCATTTTCATCTTTCTTTGATTCAGCAAATGATTTTGCCTCATCCCAAGCTTTAGTTCTCTTTTCCATCAATTCTTTTAAGTTCATATCTTTACCTCCAAGTATTTTTAATTTTGTTTAATCTGCCTTCGACCTCACTCATTGAGTGAGTTTTCACTTCTTTATTTATCTTTGTTAAGAGCGAGTTTGTAACTGCTCGCCTTGAAAAGACCATGTTCGTCACTTTTTCATCTTTTCTTTTGTCAGTGAGAGTTCCATCACAAAAGCCCATCTCAATGGCCTTATTCTTATCAAACCAAGTCTCTCCATCCATTAGATTAGAAATCTCTTCTCTGGATAAACCTGTCTTAATCTCATAGGCATTGATGATTGATTCCTTGACTTCCTTTAACATATCGATAGCTTTTTGCATTTCTTTTGAGTCACCAATGGCAACAGTTAAGGGGTTATGAATCATCATTAATGATGTAGGACTCATCAATACTTCAGTTCCTGCCATAGCAATGACCGATGCTGCTGATGCTGCAAGTCCATCAATCTTAATGGTCACATTTCCCTTGTGTTCTAAAAGCATGGTGTAAATTCTTGATGCAGCTATACAATCTCCACCAGGGGAGTTGATCCACACAGTTATGTCTCCACTTTTGTTTTTTAATTCTTCAAAAAAGAGCCTTGGAGTGATTTCATCATCAAACCAAGACTCTTCTGCAATAACTCCATCTATATAGAGTTCATTTGAATCCTTTTTCCAGTTCCAAAATATTTTATTGTTCTTCATTAGGATTTATTTCTTCTCCTTTCTGCTGATAAAAACTACCAGCTTTATCAAGCGGTAGCATATTTCCATTTACAAGGTATAAGTCACCACCTGCTTCAGCCGATATCCTATCTAGGTTTTCTAATTCTCTTATGTCATTTGCACTCATCCACCCATTCTGTCTTCCTACAGCGTATCCATTCATCCTTGATTCATAATCTCCTCTTAGAAGTCCTTCGAGATTAAATTTAATAAAGTAGGACTCTTTTTCTTTCTTCGTTAGTAGTGCTCTTTCCAAAGATTGCTCCCAACGAACAATCCAAGGATCAAGAGTATATTTAACAAACTCAAGTGACTGCTGTTCTATATTTGAAAATGATGACTTCTCCAAATCACCAATCATATGGGGCGGTATTCTGAATATCCTTGCTATCTCATTTAATTGAAATTTTCTTGTTTCCAAAAACTGGGCCTCACTTGGTGCTATTGCTATCGGTTGATATTTCATTCCTTCTTCCAGTACAGCCACTTTGTTGGCGTTCTTAGCCCCTTGAAAGGCTGCATTCCACGACTCTCTAACTCTTTCTGGATCTTTAATAATTCCTGGATGCTCTAAAACCCCACCAGGCTGTGCTCCATTTTGAAAGAATGACGCACCATAATCTTCGCAAGCCATCGCCATTCCAATTGCATTTTTTGCCATGGTAATTGGTGAGTAGCCGATAAGTCCATCAAAACCAAGTCCAGGTATATGAAGGACATCTTCTTTTAAAAGATAAACCTCTTCTGATTTGTGATTGTATTTATAAAAGATTTCTCCATCTTCACTTCTCATTACAGTCATTTTGTTTGGCATTAGTGGATAGAGTCCAATAACCTCATTTCTTCCATTACGAATTATCTGAGCATAGGCATTGCCCCAAAGTAGTAGATGGGTCATTAGTGTTTCTCTAAATACAAATGAAGTCATTTCATCATTTGGTTCATCGTGTAATAAAAAATATATAGCGTGTTCTTTTGCTTTTTCCTTTGAGTTTGAATTTCCTCTTCTGTATAAATGAAGAGGAAGTCCTGCTAAGGTTTCAGCAAGAACCCTTACGCACGAATAAACTGCTGTCATTTGCATAGCAGTAAATTCGTTGACATTCCTACCTGCTGTTGTTCTCCCAAATAAAAAAGACGATGAAGATATCCTCTCCCCGTCTTTAGGTTTGTCTCTCGACTTGAATATTCTATTTAAAATGTTTATATTACCACCTCCTAAAAGTAGGCATTAAAAAAGCACCTACTTTTGTAGATGCTAATAGCTTTAAAATTTAATATACTTAGTTGCTCTACCGCTACCTAATTGTTTAATTAAGCCACTGTCTTTTAATTCTTTTAATGCTCTTTCTATAGTTCTTTGAGAAATGTCTGGGCAAAGTACTACTATATCTGATTTAGATAATGGTTCTAAGGAATTATCAAATATCTTCATCACTCTATCTGAAGAAGTTATAGATTTTTCTGCTATTAGTTTAAATCTTTCATCACACTGGCTATATGCTTTGTAGATGACCGAAAGCATATATCTTATAA